GTCCGAAGCCGAACGCGAACCAGTTGTGTGCTGGACAATCGACTGAGACATATTGATCTCGTCGTAGCCAAGAACACCTGTACCCATAAGGCCGTTTTTGAACTGGCGGCTGATGGTGTCAACTGGGTTGAAGAAGCCCTTCATGCCTTCAACGAGGTTCGCGTTAGCAGCAGGGTTAACTGTTGCGTAACGATCATTCATTGGGGCGGCATACTCATTGAGCTTCTGCTGTGCCTGAAGGAGAACCAACGACGTGGATGGTGTCGTGCCTGGGGTTCCAACCGACGAGTAGATGCCCTTGTATGCGTTAGCAACGTCGGCATCGACCGAGGAAGCCAACTGGCTGATACGAGGCTTGAGAACACGTTCAGCGAAGTCGTCCAACTGCATCGTCAATTCTGCCGATGTGAAGTTGACGCCGATGTGCTTCTGCGAAGAAACGGTCAGTGTTGTGAACTGCTCGTTGTCATCCTGCACCTGAAGAGCAGCGCCGTCAGTGACGAGAGCGCGATCTGGGAGACGGATGCGGAGTGTCGAGCCGATCTTTGCGCCTTCAACAGCGAAAGAATCGTCATACTGACGGTTGCAGTTACGGGTGATCACCAGGTTGTTCTCAAGAATCTCAAGAGCCTTACGGGTGATCATGTCGATAGTAAGAATAGAGTTCGCCATGATTTAGCCTTTCAAAAGCTGTGTTAACGGTGTGCCGCTTCCCATTTCTTTCTCTGCCTGAGCCGGTCTGCGGCGATCCATTCCGAAGCACTCATTGTCTTTACAGACCGAGGGTCGGTGGTGTCGAAGGCCGGGTTTCCACTGTTTCTAGCAGTGACAGGAGATATAGGACTAGGTGCGCTCGTTGACTTCTTAACAGGTGGATCTGTAACCAATTTGGCTTCAATCCGTCCAATTTCCTTGGCTTGTATCATTGGTTCAAGGCGTGAAATCCGGTCAGCTTCTTTCGGGTTAGCCCCTAAGTAGTACGCTACTTCAGGGCCGATCTCGGAAGCCTGTATTGTCTGGGCCATCACGGTTGTGATTGGAAGATTAGGATTGTACGCGACTTGTTCAAAGTCCTCGTACTTGTCCCTCGCATCCTCTTCACGATCTTGATACGCCGAAACAATTTCGGAGTGTCTTGCCTGTTGCTGCCGCGTTTGTAAGATCTGCTCTGCTCTAGCTTCAGCATACTCGTCAACAGTACCAAATTGATCTAAAGAAGGCGGTGTAACAGGTGCTACAGGCGCTGAAGGCGTCTGCATTTTTGCCCATTTCCGTTCTGCTTTAGCAAGCCTCTTGCTGACAATGGCGTCCAACTCTTCTTGCGTGAAGACTTTGGCCGGCGCGTCATCCGACTGTTGTAGCTCAGGTTCAGGGGCCGTCGTCGCTTCCTGTTCCGGCGCGGGTACTACCGCTAACACATCTTCGTCAGACATTTTTGATCCTTGTAGAATCCTTGGTGAGCCGCACCAATACGGTTTAAGAATAGTAGCTGATGTTAAGTTTTGCTCCAGCTACTTCTTCTATAAACTGAATATCCTGAATATTGCCATCATACTGGAGGGATACACCCACCGCTAGAGGCATACCAATAGAAGCCGTAGGCGCTGTTTTATCGTCGCGCCACCGAACAGCCTGCCCTTCAGGCGTAATAATGGCAAATACGGGCTTCATATTAGCACCATCAGGTGCTGTTTGAGGAACAGTTAATTTGGTAGATGAAGACAGAGTTGTAATCTGTTGATACCCAAAACAAACTGTTACCGCTTTAAGATTGATAGACATTTAATCTCTTCCTCTTTCTGTAAACGACCGAAGTCGCACGTTAGTCACATCTGGAATGATAATGACAGGAGCAGTAATAACCCACCCTGTGTTTCCGCTAACATCTGTACTGTCTAAGGCATTCCATGTAGCACCGCCCGTAGCAGTGCTATCTTGAAGTGAGAGAAAACTAACCGAAACTGTTCCAGATGCCTTAGATAACGTCGCAGCAGTCCCCGGTGTTGTGCTGTTAATAGTGAGTACTTTTCCTGAGCTACCTGTTGCCGTAAAACTTGTAACGGTCTGTGTTGTTCCAGAAGTAAACCGAATTGATGTTGCACCTGTAGCATTATAGGAATTTGAAATGTTTGCAAATGTGTTAGAACCAGAAATTGTTAGCTGTCCTGCGCCGCCTTGATTTAATGTTATTGCGCCCCAATTAACACCGCCGCCAGAAAAAGTTTTGGCAGAAGCACTAGTCATTGTAACAGTAGCACCAGAACCTGAAACAGTTAAATTAGTAGATGTAGAAAAATTCCAATTACTTCCTGTTATCGTAAATGTAGATGCATTCAAATTTAATGTTCTAGTGTTAGAATTACTTGAAAGAACTTGAGCACAAGTTAGAGCATAATTTGATGCACTTGTGCTAAATGTTCCGTTTATTAATTGCAATGCGCCGCCAATTGGAAGAGCACTACCAAGGGTCCAAGTACCACCTACACCATTAAGAGTAACACTGCCTATACCTTTACTATTAGTTGATATTGTTTTTGATGTTGTAGCATTAAAAGTAGGAGTAAAACTGGTTGTCCAAGTACCAATAGTTCCAGATGCAAGTAACAAACTACCGGAAATAGTTATTATTTGGGTACCAGAAGAAGGAGTAAATGTTACTAATCCAAGAGAAACTGTAAAATCAAGACAAGTGAGAGGGCCAGTAACAGTTACAGTATACGTCCCTGCTTGATCAAAGAAGACGTTATCGGAGGCAGATGGAACTGGCGCGCCGCTAACGCCGCCAGAGATCAACGACCAATGAGTTGTGTCTGATGCGTCCCAAGTACCCGCGCCACCGACCCAATATTTATCAACCATCTATAATCTCCGCAGACGCTTCTGTGATCATAGCGACCCATCTGTCGTATCTCTCTTGTTTCATCGCCTCTATCTGATCAGCCGTCAAAGCATTATATTGAGCAGGAGGCATAACAATAGCATCTGTATATGATGGGGGTCCACCAATCGTAAAACTATCGGAAATCCAACCATTATCCAAAACTGTAATTGTCATTTTAATTTCCTTTCTTGATAATCAAGCTAAAAATTTTAATTTGTAAAGGGTTGAAAGATAAAGAGCCACAATTTCGTCGATGATGTTGTGCAACGCTGTGTCGTCTTTGTCTACGACCTTGCTACGCGCAGTTTCAATCTCGTCAAGTTGGTCTTGCAAAAACTCGGTGACATTGGCCGTCTTCTTGGCCGTCTGAAGCGTGATGCCGCCCATCAATCCATGCCGGCCTTGGTAGGCTTCAGCAAACGTGTCAGCCAAACCTACAATGCCCTCATAGAACTTCTGCAAGGCTTTATGCTTGGCGTAACTGCGCGTGTTCAAGTGAACGGAATGGGTTACATCCCGCGCCAAGAACAGCAAACCTACAAAATCAGCGGCTTTCATTGTGGTATGGCTCCCATATCAGGCGGCGGCATAGCGCCCATGTCAGACGGCGGCGCGCCGCCCATGTCGGGTGGCGGTGGTGGTGCAGCACCCATATCAGGTGGCATTTGCATATCATTTTGATCTCCCGGCAGTTCCTGTCCAGGCATCTGATTGACGAGATCACCGCTTGTAATCATGCCATGCACGGTTCCAAGCACGATGTCCTGAATTTGCTCAGGTGTCATAGACGCCTGAACAGCCGAGATACGCTTGGTTTCAGCATCGTAAGCCTTAATCGTGGCTTCAAATTCCTTGACCGCCAGATCCTGCGCTTCCATCGACTTACCGACGTTTTGCAACATCTGGTGCATCTGATCCATCTCTTGACCCATTGCCTGAATTTGCTGTTCAGCAGCTTGCAACTCAGGTGGCTTGTCGTCGTTGGACAACAGCTTGGGGTCAATCGTCTTGGCAAACCGCTTCGCCATTTCCTGAGCGCCGGGCCAGTCCATGTTCTTGATGAACAGATCGCCTGCCACAGCCCACAATTGCGGGTTGCCTTGCAGAAGCTGCGCCATCGAATCAAGAGCTTCCTGACGCTTTGTCATGTAGCTTGGGCCAGTCGTGACGCACACATCGTATTTGCCGACGCCTGGGTTGTAGATCTTGTCGATCACGATGTTGTCTTGGTTGACGATCTTCTTGATTGGCTCTTGCTGTGTTGGGTCAATCTTGACCATGCTCGTTTCGCCATCAAGCCCGATGATGCGGGCGATGCGCTGTGTGTCGTAAATTTTAGGAATCAGATTGACGATCTGACGGGTCGTGTAGCGGATAGCACGGGCCAGATTGTCCACATAGTGATACGTTCCAACGTCGCCCTGCCGCTCACGGGCCAAAATAGCCCTTCCAGACCGCTCATTTGACGTTTGGCCGAGGCTTGAATCATACTGCCCAGTGGTCGCTTTAATGTCGTCAGAAGCGCCCATTTTGGCCTGAATAAGCCCTGTTTGAGCCATTGGAGGCATAGAACGCATTGGAAGTGGCAAAACACCGCCCTGACCGTCTGTAACGTCGGGGTTTACTTCCAAATACGGCCAGTTATTGGTATTGGCCGTCTTCCACTGCATCTCGTAGCCTTCAAATTGACCGCCATACCCGATAAACGGGGCTTTTGGGGCCAATGCAAGCATTTCAGTCTCTTGAGATACCCAATAATTGTACATACGCTGGGCGTCTTTGGCGTTTCGTACCAATCCTGACACAAAAATACGCCCGTCAACCTCAAATTCGTTACCGACAACGCGGATGACCGGAATCCAGTCGCCTGCCCAGTCGTTTTCCTCAATCATCTCGTAACCGTTTGTTTTGCACCACTTGATACTGCGGCGCTGGACAGTACGGGACTTGATTGGCTTGAGGCCCATCTCCTTGGCGGCTTTATCTTCGCGTGTTCCGTCAAACACAGCGTTGTTGCCAGGGTACAGGTTCAGCTTGGCCTGCTCATAGGACGCATAGAAGTACTCGGCGATGCGTACAGTGTTCTCATTGACCCACTGCGACAGGTTTTCATCGCCTACGCCTTGCGTCTGGATAGACGACACCGGCATAGCGTCTGGAAACTGGCGGGTGTAGTCCTCAAGCAGCATATCTTCAGTAATGAAGCACCATTCGGCATCAGACCCGCACGGGTCTTGAATGGTAGGATCCATGTAGACGCTGAAAGAGTTGCGGATACGGCCAATCTTGATGTCTTGATCAAACGAATCATCCGAGACGTATTCGGTCAAAAGACGGATGTAACCTTCGCCGTAGGTTACTTGGTTCTCGCACGCCGTGTCGTAGGCGACATCTGCGTCGGACATATATTCGATATGGCGTACCATACCATCAAAAACTTCAGCCACTTCAATGTCGGCGTTGTCATCCGCAGGGATGACCTTACCGGCTGGGCGGTTCTGCCGCTGGTCGTTCGTCACCTGACGGACGTGCTGCGGCAGCTTGTTGATGGTCAGGCATGGTCGTGCGTTGATCGTCTGACCCTGCACAGACCCGCGTGTCGCCAAGACATCCGCAGGCCACTGCCATTGATTGTCAGGCGAGCCTGCAAAGAAGCGTAGATCGTCCAGTTCGTCTTCACGGCTCTCAGAGAACGCCGAGACGGCCATAGACAGACGGCTCCGCATAGTGTCAAGCACTTCGCCGGGGCTGTTCTTCTTGTTGCCCCCGCCGCTTGCCACACGTCCTGCCGCTGCTACACCTGAATAATCCATTATTTCTTCTTACCCTGTGCTTTGCGCTGAACCGAATACGCAATGGCAAGCGCCTGTTTCTGGGGCTTGCCTGCCTTCATTTCCGTCTTCATGTTGGCTTTGAAAGCCTTTGGACTAGGTGACTTCTTTAATGGCATCACTTCTTCCTCGTCTTGGCAGACTTCGCAAATGCCTTGGCAGTAGGCGCGCCCTTAGCACCTACCTTACGCATCTTTTCGCCTGACCCAGCGGCAATGCGGTCACGTTTAGCATGAATGTTAGCGTAAAGACCTTTTTTCATTAGCATTTCCACCTTTTCATACTGGCCTTAGCCCGTTCCGCGTTCTTCGAGTTCGCCACAACCCCACCCATTCTAGCGCAAAACGACTTCTTACGTCCTTCTTCCGCTTTAGACTTAGGGTTAGGCGCGGGGGCTTTAAGTTTAGACCCCGTTGCGCTGTTGTACTTAGCCCGTCCCTTAGCGGTCAGACCAGCGCCCTTGCTAACTGGTAGCTTCTCGCCGCGTCCGACCGATAGAGAGACAGATTTTGCCATATTAAGCGCAGTGGATAACAGCAAAATTAAGAACAACCGCTTCAGACAGTGACGTAGCCGCTGTCATGTTGCGAAGCGTAAGAACCGCAGATCCTGCGCCCAAGCTCGACACATACGCGGTATACGCCGCAGCAGTCGCGCCCGACCCGACGTTCAATATAATAATGTCGTTTGAAGAAATGAAACTGTTGGTCAACGTAAACGACACTGCGGTAGCCCCTGCCAACGCTGCGTTGTTCATCGTAATCTGGCCTGCCGACTTGTTCAGCGTGACGCCGGTTGACTTGCTCGTCGCTTGCGTAACCGTACCCTGCGCGGCGGCGGTGTAACCAAACTGGCTGTTAGCCAAAAGTGTGTCCGCGCCGTTAATGTCCTGATCGCTATACGCGATACCGATTGATTTGGTGTTACCCATAGTACTTCTCCTGTTAGCTGCCCATCCATGAATTGATGACGCCGTTTGATGATTGGTAGTTGTTCCGAGGTTTATCAACATATTCGCGATGTGCAACTGGAAAAGCAAAAGTAACCGCCAGTGCGTCGGCGGCGTCCGGAGATGCTAAACCTCTTGCCCGCATTTCCTTTTTCCCTTCTAGGAAAATGGTTCCAGACGAATTCGGCTTTTTTG